AATGATAAAGCTTTCTTGCCTCATATGACAAGTCACTGTGTTCTGTTCCTTCTGGTGCATCATTTTCTCTATAAGGAACTTCACCATGAGGAAGGAGCCATTTGATCTTGGGGTCAAAAGACGACTTGATTACCATCCGAAGAGAATCGCTATTATATTCTTTCAGGTATGTAACCTTATCTTTCTTTGATTTAATCTTACTTAGCTTAGATAACACTTCATGAAATGAAGGTGTGTATGTTTGTTCTGGCATTAGAATTCTCCTATCGATTCTGTGAGATTTCGCAATCTCTTTTGTATAAAATAATTTAGTAGTTTACTACGATCACCTGATGGAGACTCTTTATATGTGTTGAGTATTTCAACTGAAAGCTCCTCTGGTGCATACGTTAGGTCAATCAACTTTCTGTTTCGTTGATAATTTCTTTTCACTTCATCGTTTGGAGCAACATCATCGAAATGATGGTCCAACCATGAAGAAATCTTTTTCTTGGTAATTGGGGACTGTCTCAACCCATCTGTAAAGGTATTGTCTGGCGACAGTACATTGGGAATGCCATCACTGGTATCACCCCTAAGAATATGTTCTTTAAGATACTCGCCTGGATTTTCACCATTCACTGATTTCTTGGTGATTGGGCTGTACTGTTTGATGTTCGGATATTTTTGAAGTTGAATGAAATCCTTGTCACCTGAAATTATCATTATTTCTTCTGAATATTCTGCACAAATTGTGCCAATGATATCATCTGCTTCTGCACCATACACTTCAAGAACCTTGTATGGCAGGTTGGTTTTGATTTCATCTTTGATTTGATTGAGACAGGAAAAGATTGCATCCCAATCCTTGCTGTCATTCTCTCTAGACTTCCTTCTTCCCGATTTATATTGTGGAAAGTAATCACGCCGCCAATAGTGTTTAGAGTCATAACACAAAACCAACTCACCAAACTCTGAAGAAAATTTGGTACGGTACATACGCAAAGAATTGAGAATCATATGTCTCACAATATCTTCATCAGGCTCTTTTACTTTGCTCATGTGCAAGTGCATCATTACGCTTGCAAGAGAAATCTGGTTCATATCAACTAAAATCATAATATTATATCCTTATTATACTAAATCTGGATCTTCTTCCTCATCATCGTCATCATCACCATACCAAAAATTCTCTTTTTCAATTGTTTCTAAGTATGATAACAGTTCTTTAATTTGGTCTTTATCTATTGTTTTAAATGACAACAATGATTCTTTTTCTGCCGGCATTTGTTTTAAAAGTTCAGTTATCATTTGTGTTGGGTAAGAAAATCCAATACTCCTGTATATGCTTCCTTTCATTACTTCAATTATTAATCCCATTTCATAAATGAAGTCTTTATCATTAATATCAATACCATTTTTTTGCAAAAGATGAATTGCTGTTACAATGGTTTCTTGAGTAAGTTCCTCAACAAACTCTTGAGCAGCTGCAACCTTAGAAACTTCGTTTGTTATCCTTTCGGCCGAAAGTGAATTATTTTTTCTTTTGTCCGGCCACGGACCTTTTATTACGTTTTCGTTTGGTTTTTCTGTCATTATCGACAATACCTCTATCTGAATTTAACATTTCTCTAGTGTATACACAACCCATATCTGGATAAAATACACCAACGGTCCTTTTAGGAAATCCATCATCATCGTATGCTACAGCTATACAACGATGTCCAATTTTACTCTGTTGATATTCACCATAAAAATCATCAATCCAATCGCCATCTCTAAGATACTTTTGCATATTCCTTATGTATCCTTCATGGCTAGATAATTGTGCCTCAGCCCCTTTCATTTTTTGTTTTACTTGACTACGAGCTTCCTTCATAAGATCTCTTTGAGTCTTAATCCAATCTTTAACCTTTTTAGGGTGTCTCCAATGATCCTCTGGTAAATCACGAAGACACTCATTAACACTCGACAACCCAAAATCTGGATTTTTTTCTGCCCGTGCAGCCCGTGCTTTCTTTAGACGTTCTGATGCAGCTGCCCTTTGTTCTTTAGACATAGGTTTACGAGGTTTGCGTTTTTTAGGCATTAAACTCCCAACTCTTCTCTACGTTTCTTTTCTTCTTTTTTAAATCTACGGATTCCCGCAGCCCTAGCATGTCTGCGTTTCTCACCCTTAGAACGATAATATTCACGTTCTTTCAATTCATTTAAAAGACCCTCTTGTTGAACCTTCTTCTTAAAAATTCTAATGGCCTGTTCAACATTACCATTGCGTACTTCAACTTTCATCTTCTGATATCTCCGACAGCTCTTCTTCTACTTTCTCTTCTAGCTTCTTTTTCTTCTTCTTCAAAGCCTTAATGTCCTTGTTAAGGCGATTGAAATCTTTTATATCGTACAAGTGTGCTTCCATTCTATTTCCAAGAGATTGCGCTTCTTCAATCAGCCCTGGCAAATAAGAGAAGTTCGTAGTCTTAACACAGTCTCGCATCTCACCAAGAACATCACACAGCAGTCTATTCGGCATCTTTTAAATCTTCCTCTGGATCGAATTGATATTCTCTTATATATTTTTCTGCTGCTTCTATTGTATTGAAAAAAGAACCACCCATTTCTTCTTCATCATCATATATTTTTACACAATATGTACCAACAATTGGGGGTTTAATAACAAGATTAGGGTCTATAATTTCAAGTGTTGCGGTTTTCATTCATTTATCCTCATATTTATTGGTCGGAGCGGAGAGATTCGAACTCCCGATCTCCTGCTCCCAAAGCAGGCGGATTACCAGACTTTCCTACACTCCGATACTCTCCTAACAATATATTAATATAATCAACTGCACATTCTAAAGTGTAAAAGAGGGCTCCAGATGTAAAAAGTAAAGGATGGTTATGCACCTTGTCATCATCAGAAACAATTACTACTGGTTTCTGTAAACTATATCCCCAAGCAATTTCGAACACAGTCCCATACGATGGTCTACGGTCATTAATTTCTTTGGGAAGATATGCAAGAATCAAATCACAGGCTTGAGTGTCCATGTAATTTTTCATCATAATTCTTTTTTTGGTTTCGGCATAACCAGACTCAAATTCTGCCCGGTAAGGGTTTATCGCAACAATGTTTTCAAGAAATGCTGCTGAACATTCTTCTCTCCATTGAGAGATTTCTTTACTGGTACAATTTTCAATGGGTCCAGCAAGATATACAGACTTCTTCATTGATTATGCCTTCTTCTTGCTGGCATGTCTCAATGCCTTAGCCACTACTGAAGAAACAGGAACAAGTTCCTTATCACCATCTTTATCAGTGGTGGTGTAAACAAATCCATCTGCTTCTAACTTATCCAACATTGCAGTAACAATGCCCTCAAAGGCGGCCTTGACTGCTAAATGTTTGCCGAGATAAAAACAACCAGCCATGCAACCCAATGCAATTGCTGTATGTATGTACATGTTCATAACAATATTTATACCTTCATTCGTTAATCTTACCTACAGTATAAAGGAAACTACAAGAAATGTCAAGAACTTTTTTAGAAAATCTTTTTAATTTTGTCACCGAGCTTGGTTGTGAGTGATTTGCTTTCCTCAGCATCAACATTTTCGTTGTGTTTTTTAATCTCATCATTCACCCGATTGTTCTCATTCACAGCAGTATTAATTGCAGTCTGTTGTTTTTCATAAAATTCTTTATACGCTACAATGATGGCCTTCTGCTGTCTCACCAGTTTTTGTATCTTTGCCATGTTCACCGAAAGGATTTCGTACCCCTTATCAGTAGTACCGAATACAACTCGCTTGTGTCCCTTTTTGTCTAGTTCATCCAGAACCGCCGCAAGATTTTCTTGTGTAACAACATACCAATCAACTCTCTCTAATTTTAATACATCAACTTCTGGTAAAACCAAAGGAACCCGCTCAACCGCTGTGGTTGAGACTTCCAGGCGCTTTACAGATGAACAACTAGTTAGGGAGGATATAGTTAGGATTGGCAACACTAGGACAACTAGTATTTGCTTTGCTTTTCTTTTCAACATTCACTTCTTTCTCCGTTAATGAGGAACCTGATATAATTTCAAAACACCGGAACATATCAGAAGTACCATTATTAATAATTTTTTGGATAGGTTTGGGTTTAGCAAGAGCAAGACGACCAATATTTCTTTCACCAAGTAATTTTGAGGTCTTGTTAAATTTATGCTGTACTACATCTACCTGTTTTCTGGCAGCTGCTAAACTTTCACTTGTTTTTTTTGCAATGTTGGCGGCCAGTTCAACATCATCTTCAAGTTGTTTTATTGCTTGTTTCTGTGTTGCAACTGCTGTTTCCAACTTCGCAGCATTTTTATGGAGTGTTGCCATCTTATCTTGACTATCAGTATAATACCAATAAAATCCTGCTGACATAACTCCCATAACAATAAACATTACTAATGCAATTTTTAATCCCACATCATTTCTCCTTATGTAATCTCACAAAATAATCTGCATCAACCAAAACCAGAGGCTTTGTGTTGTTGCGTTTCAGAACCACAATTGGTTCATAGTCACCAGAGTTTTCTTCTGCCTGTTCATATGATTTCCAGACATTGACACTCTCTTGATTTTTACACTCAATAGAATACGGAAAGAGTTTTCTTGCAGCACGGGCCATGATTAAATCTTCACCACCAGCACCCATAGAACGACTTTCTATATCCTCTGGATGTACATCTAATTTTTCTATAAGCAGGTCACGAAACCATTGTTGTAGTCTCCTACCCTTCGCCTTTGCACTACTCGTCTTCATCTTCCCATTCTATTTCATCTTCAAGCTCATCTGATAAATCTGTTCCACAGAACAAACAATAAGTTACTCTATAATATATATCATCCATATGATGCTTCACAGAAAATTCAGCTTCGCAATACTCACAAACAAACAACTTCATATTTATTGTATCTCACAAAATCCAGCAGTACATGCTAGTTCTTGTGCGCCAACTGTTGTATCTGTTTTTTCATAATCTGTCAATCTTGACCAATCAATTTCTATTGGCATTTTTTCAAGAAGGACATTATATTCCTTTTCATTACAGTCTTGATATGGAGACTGTTTATAGTTATGGTCACTGTACGGTAAGAATGAAACACCAGACATAGCATCAAAATTCCCGTAAACCCATGCACCAACATCAAGCCATTCATGTTCCTTTACTGATATTGTAACAGACGGTTTATGTTCGCACCAATTTTTCTGATATACCAACCACAATTCAAGTTGTTCAATAGCAGTCAAATCTGTACGAAACAAAGAGCCTTTATCTATTTTCATGGGGAAAGAAAATACAGTTGTATGGCTTGGATTCATCATATCATCTTCAGCAGGAAATCCAGCATCAACCATCATTTTTGTTAAGGGATCTTTCTTGTCTCCACGAACAGTTCTAATATAAAACGGGTTGTGTCGTGCATGAATACCAGAAGCAGAATCAACTAACTGTGAAACTGTACCAGATGGTTTCACACAGGTAGTTGCTGCACTTTGTTTGATGCCCACCTTTTTGGAAAATTCAGCGTTGGTCTTAATTACCTCGTTTCGCAAATCTTGTAATAATCTTGGTAACGAATGATTCGAACTATCTATAGACCCATTGGTAAGTTGGTTATCTGCAATGCCAGTTAAAGACACACCTAAAAGTCTTTCCTCATCACAATTCCTTTTCCACGCAGCAGAAATATACTTGAAGTTTGTTAATGTAGATTGCATAGTTCCAAGTATTGCAGCAAGACGTACCTTTTTTAGAAGAGAGGTTTTAGTATCATTTGTCCTTATTACAACCTCTGATAGGTTACAAAATTCACGGCTCCTTA